AATTGTTATTATGTTGTTCATGATGATTATCCTGAAAGTTTATTTATGTTTTATGATGAACAATTTATAAGGCAGAAAAAATTATCTAGAATTGTTGGTGAAACATTAGAATATCCATCTAAACCAACAGGTATATGTTTATTTGAACAAGATTATAAAAGTCGTTATTTATTTATGACATATGATGAAATAACTTCATTTTTTCAATTGAATTATTCAAATAACTGGTATGAAATCAAAGAGTTAATAAGTCATTGGTTGAAAGAAGACACAAAATTAAAGGTACTAACACCCTACCCTGATAGAATACATTTGGATCACCTGTTGAAAGAAGACACAAAATTAAAGGTACTAACACCGAAATTAACTAGATTTCCGTCTACCGGCATGTTGAAAGAAGACACAAAATTGAAGGTACTAACACCGGACATCTGGAGCCATATTAATTACAAGTTGAAAGAAGATACAAAATTGAAGGTACTAACACCTTACAAAGGAAAAAGATTTTCGGCTCTAGCGTTGAAAGAAGACACAAAATTAAAGGTACTAACACCTTATTCCACTGTAAGTTTGGGATTGAAAGAAGACACAAAATTAAAGGTACTAACACACTCCGTACTAACACCTGGAAATTCATGGAAACAAGTGTTGAATGAAGACACAAAATTAAAGGTACTAACACCTCGAACATCACTAAAATATTGAAAATGATAGACTTATTAATATACGAAGATAAAATACAATTAAACGTATTAAATACGTTAATTGAACAATCAATAAATGAAGAAATATACGAATTAAGTATAGTACTTAAATATTTTAAAGAAAATGAATTATATGTGATTGACGAAGAGGATGTAAATGATTCAATAATAAAAATGGAAAAATATTTAAAAGAATACTTAAAAGAACATCCAACATTAATTGAAACATTTGAGGATTTAACAAATGTACTTTCTCAAAGAAATCTTACAATTATAAAAAACAAAACATATTCATTAGACTACATCAAAGATGAGAGAATTAAAGAACTATTCGTAAAATTAAAAGATGAATTTTTAACAATAAATGAAAAAATAATAAAATAAAATGGAAAGATATTTTGAATTAAGAGAAAATGGTGAAGTATTATATGGTGTTATAACAAACATACCAAAAGAAACCACAGAAGATAGAATTAAAGAAAGAATTGAAAGCGAAACTGAAAATGCTTCATTAATATTAATTGATAACATGACCCAAACTGAGATGGATATCATTATGGATTGGGGTTCAATAGACTATGAGCAAGAATTAGATAAAGATTTTATCGATGTTGCTGATAGCTTATATCTTGCCAAAAAGAAAGACTTGGAAACTGAAGTCGTCTATACAGCACTAAAAGAAATGAAAAATAATCCAAATTTAACTATTTCAGAAACAATCTTAATAGCACTAAACAATTGGTTAAAATAATTTCAGATATTGAATGGAATGAATTCGTAAACGATAACATCGTCACTGACGATGTTATCGAAGTTATTGCTATTAGAACAATTCTAAATAAGGACTTAACAGAAAGAGAAATAGCTATTTACAAAGAACATTCACAGAAAATTGAAAATAAAATTAAAAAATTAGATATAGAATTTTAATTTATTCAAAATAAATTCTTATATTTGCATAAACAATAAATTATTTAATTATGAAACAAATAACATATTCCAAAACAGTCGAAAATCTTCGAAAATTACTTCGAGATTATATTTTAAAATCACAAGTGAAATCTTTAGTTATTGGCATCTCAGGCGGAATCGATTCAGCTTTAGTTGTTGCATTAGCAAAACCTGTAGTAGATGAACTTGAAATACCATTGATTGGTCGTTCAATTTCTATACAGACGAACAAAGAAGATGAAAAAGAAAGAGCCAGACTTGTTGGTAACGCATTTTGTACAGATTTTAAAGAAATTGATTTAACAGAGCAATATCTAATTCTTAGAGAATTTGATGATATGGAAGGTATTTCTGAATATGATGTCGCATATAAAATTAGAATGGGTAACATCAAAGCAAGAATGAGAATGACTTACCTATATAATCTTGCATCAAAAACTAGTGGTTTAGTTTTAGGAACGGAAAATAAAACCGAATATAATTTAGCATTCTTCACACTACATGGTGATTCTGGTACAGACTTGGAACCGATTGAAGGATTATGGAAGACTGAAGTTTACGGTATGGCTGAATATTTAATTGAAAATGAAATAAATTCTACTGAGGGTAAAAACGCACTCGAATTATGTATAAAATGTAACGCTACTGATGGTTTGGGTATTTCTAATACAGATTTGGATCAAATTCTACCTGATTGGAAAGACAGACACACAAATACAAGAAGCGGTTATGCTGAAGTTGATGAAATATTTTTAAGTTATTTTGAAACTTTAGATAAAATGAATAGTGTAACATCAATTTACGAAAAATCTAAATTAATTTCTTTATTAAATTTAATGAGTAACAGTCCAGTTATTCAAAGACATATCAAAACAGATTTTAAAAGAAATCATCCATATAAAATAAAGAGAGAGGATATAGTATAGTCCAAAAACCAATTCTCATATTTAATATATAAAGATAAAATTAAATATGAAAACGTGTTCTAAATGTAAAAAAGAAAAATCTTTATCTGACTTTTTTAAACAAAAATCAAATAAAGATGGTTATAATAATATTTGTAAAGAATGTTGTAGTGTTTATTGGAGAAAACCAAAAGAAGAAATAGAAAATGGTTACAAACGTTGTACCAAATGTAAAGAAATAAAGAAGATTGGTGATTTTGGTAAAAAACATACATTGAAAAGTGGAATACGTTCTTCTTGTAAAGAATGTGACAAAATCTATGTCAAAAACAATATAGAACATTACAAAGAATATAGTGTAAAATATAATTTAAAAAACAAGGAAAAAAACAAAAAATATAGGGAAAAATATTTTCAAGAAAATAAACAAACTATTTACGAAAGAAAGAAAGAATATAGGAATAAAAATAAACATATATTTGCTTGGAAAAGTGTTTTGAGGAATTCATTAAAACGAATGGATACACACAAAGAAGGACATACAATTAATTTATTGGGTTATTCTGCGATAGAATTAAAATATCATTTGGAAAAACAATTCACAAACGGTATGACTTGGAACAATTATGGCGAATGGCATATTGATCATATTAAACCTGTATCTTCTTTTGACAAAGATACACCAGTGTCGATTGTTTGTGCTCTGGATAATTTACAACCACTTTGGGCAACAACAAGAGAAATAGATGGTGTTATTTATGAAGGTAATTTAAATAAATCAAATTATTTTTAATTAAAATAAATTTTCGTATATTTGTAAATCAAAATCAAATTAAAAAAGTATGAAATCAATAAACGTATATAGAAGTAATGGTATAGTGAAAATTGATATTTCTATTGATGTCGAGAACAATAGAAAATCTCAACTACGTATATCAGATAAAAAAGCAGAAGAAAAATTCAACAATGTATTAACAAAAGTTAAATCTTTCTCAAAATTCAAAAGATTATCATTAACTTATAATGAAATGGATTATTATGATAATATGATAGATGTATATGAAACTCCGTATATAAATTATACAAAAGGTGCAGGTAAAAGAAAACCAACATTATCTCATTGTGAACATGGTTGCATACCAAAAGAATGGGAAGAATGTTTTTCACTTACATTAGATAATCCAAAAACAATCAAACCAATCGAAGTATTCCTTAGTCACTTCAATATCACATTAACTGATAAACAACTTAATGAGATTAGAAAAGCAATGAAAGGTGAAACAAGTTATTGTACAGAAATTTAAAAATTAAAAATTAAAGTTATGAAAGTCGATAAAGAAAAAACAGTAAGTTTTGATATAGATGCTCAAAATGGTTTCACGTTTAATTGTCCTGGTGAATTACCAGTTAATGGTGGTGTCGATATAATAGATGAAATTAATAAAAATGCTACAAAATCTAGATTAAGATATGCATCAAAAGATGCACATCCTTCTAATGGTGTTTGGACTGCAGATAAAGAGAATCCACAATTTTCACATGTAGGATTACCAAACGTTGATATACGTTGGAATCAACATTGTGTTGTTGGTACTTTTGGATTTGAACTGATAAAAGGATTGCCTGAAATGCACAAATATGACTTCTTTATATATAAAGGGGTTGAAAGAAATTTACATCCATATTCACCAATATTTCATGATTTAGAAAAAAGAATTTCAACAGGCATAATTGAAAAAGCAAAATCTGATAATGTAAATACTTTTATACTTGGTGGACTTGCTTTAAATTATTGTCTTGGTGAAGGTGCAATAGATTTAAAAAATGCTGGTTTTAGAGTAATTGTTAATCTTGGTGCCACTAGAGGTATTGGTGATATATTTGAATTAAATAAATATGTAGAAAAATTAAAAAAACTTGGCATCGAAATCGTAAATACTGCAGATGATATAGAAATAGAGTAGATAAGTCCACTTATTTTTAACACAATAATCAGTTTCATTTTTTAATATATAAATAAAAAATGAAACTGATTATGGAAAATGAATTTAATTTTGTGTATTTAACTGTAAACACAATTAATGGTAAATGTTATGTTGGTAGTCATCATACCAAAAATGAAAATTTAGATGAAAATAGATATTATGGTAGTGGTGTCTATTTTAAAAAGGCTTTAAAAAAATACAAAAAAGAAAATTTTTGCAGAATAATATTAAAAATGTGCGATAGTGTATATGAAGCAAGAAATTTAGAAGAATATTATATAAAAATTTATGACACTTTAAAACCAAACGGTTATAATATAAGTCCAACTGGAGGTATGGATGAAAATTGTTTTGGTAAACATTCAGATGAAACAAAAAAATTAATGAGTGAAAAGAGAAATGGTGTTGAACCTTGGAATAAGGGTAAAAAAGGTCTATATAAACATAGTGAAGATTCAAAGAAAAAAATAAGTGAAAAGACTTCAGGAGAAAATAATCCTATGTATGGTAAAACTGGTGAGTTATCTCCACTATTTAATATAGAAAAATCTGAAGAACACAAACAAAAAATATCATTATCAAAAAAAGGTGATAAAAACCCAAATGCAAATGAGTATAAAATAATAACACCAGATGGTAAAGAATATAAATATAAATCAGCAACCAAATTTGTAGAAAACCATCCAGAATATAAAGTAAATAGACATTTTATATATTCTGCTTCTAAATCAAAAAAAACATCCTATAAAGGATGGAAATGCTTTAAGTGCCTAATTCAATAAAGTTTTTATATCAATAAAGATATATTATAAAAATAAAAAACGAATTATGCCAAAATCAAAAGTAAGAGGTGGTGCAAAAGCACACAGAAAACGTGTACAAGATAGAACAAAAATGTTGAAAGCACAAAAACAAAAGGCGGAAAAAGATTTCCTAGAAATGATTCAAAAGGCTCGACAAGAATCACTAGAGGCACAAGAAAAAGAGGCTCAACAAGATGTTGTTAGTGTTGAAGAACTTGGTGATATCGGAGATGATTTAGAATTAGATTAATATGAAAACACTTATTATTTTCAACGATTGTAAAAAATATTTTGTTAAAGAGAACGGATATGTAAATAAAATTGTTTATGATACTGATGATATAGATGATGCTAAAAAACATATAATGACTATAATAGTAGAAAGAACTGACAATATAAATGATGTTTATTACAGTATCATAAACAATTCTAACGGTAAAGAATTGAAGTTTGGTGTGTGGTATTAATATTTTTTATTGTTTATAACGTTTGGTTGTATGAGAAGGTTTGCTTAGAATTATTAAAAAAATAATAAAATGAATAATAAAAAATTGATATGGTTGTTGTATATTCCTCTTATTGGAATATTTGTACCTTTTTATATGTTGGCTAAAAATAATTTTGGGTTTTTTGACGAGATGGAAAAACCATTTTTCTTTATTACATCAGCGTTTGTTCAAGCAGCATCCATATTTCTAATCATACTCGCATTTGCATTTCAATCTTAGTTTCAGATTTATAAAAAAAGTCACTCATTGAGTGACTTTTTCTTTATGGTAAGGAATTGTAAAAAGTATCTCGATTCGCTGCAGTATCAAAAATAAAATTTTGAGTATAATTTTCAAAGACTACAACAACAAATGGTTGTTGAACAAAATTATTGTTACCGTTTGGTGTTATATCTTTTTTATAATATGATACAATTTTATCAGTATTGTATCTAATGCCGTAATTTACTCCAGTTTCACCTGAAGCTATGCAACCTGTTATGCCACTTAATGATATATATGCCATGTTTTATTTCTTTTTTTTATTTAGTATATGGTACTAATTCGTAATCATATAAACTTGAATGTATTAATTTACCAGTTTTCGCATTCTCTAAATCATATAAACCTTGTCCTTTTATAGAGTCATCATAACCTGGATGTTCTGTTTTGTTTGTGGCTTTATGAATAATTCTCAATGGTTTATTTCTAAACTCATCATAATTATCATTATCATTGTCTGGATTAACCATTACAATATCACCAACTTGATAATCTGATATATCATCATCTGAATTTTCAAAATATTCATATTTTTTTAAATGTTTCATATTTTACTTTTAGTTTTACTTATATATTAAATTATAATTCTTCTTTTTTTGGTTGAAAATTATCAAATTCATCAAAATCACTTTTTTTCTTGTCTGGTAATTTTCCTCCTTTTTTCTTTTTCTTATCTTCACCTCCTTCTTCAAATTCACCATAAACATCAGGATATAAGTCACCACCAGCATCTACTTCGTATTTTAAGTTGAAATAATCTCTAAAATCTCTCAAATCATCTTTCTGAAGACGATATTCTCTATTTATTTTCAATGATTTATCAATAATGATATCTAACTTCTCTATAAAATTATTAAAATTTTCTAATGTCATATCATTGAAAACACCAACTGGTTTTTTCTTAGTTTTATTAAAAGAACCTAAAACACATTTGAAAACATATTCAAATTTTTCAGAACTCTTAATGATGTTTTTTGTTTCTTGGTTCGAAATTAAATCAAGATTTATCTTAAATTTATCTTCTTTAAAAAATGACGGTATTATAAAATCCCAAGCCAATATATTTTTTTGATTATTCTTCATATAATCATTAAATATTTGACATATAAATTCTACATACAATTCTTCTTTTGTAATCTTACCTAGTTTATATTTATCTATATCAATTAATTGACAATATTCCAAAAATCTTAACAATATAAGAGAATATGTATCAACATGTTCTGAATTATTAGTTAATTCCATTCTTTTATATAATGGATTCAATATCTCAAATGAATATTTAGGTTTTCCATCAATCTTAATAACAATCTTCTCTAAATTATCATTAAATTCTTCATCTTCCATTAAAAATGAACTTTCTATTCTTGGATTCAATATTTTATAAAAGAAATATGCAAAATTCGTTTCATTAAAAACAAATTTTAAATCAGCCTCTCTTGTATTAAGATACAATTCAATCACCTCTAATTGTTTTGGTGATAATTTTCCTTTATATACAACAGGTAATGGTTCAACATTAAATAATTTTGAATATTCTAATAATTCATCATATTCATATACATATTTGGTGCCTTTTACAATACAAGTTAATATAAGATTATTTTTAGGTAATCTATTATATTCGATGTTCGCTGGTTGTGCATCGGGAAAATATTCAAAACAAAACCACCATTTAGTATTCATTAACTCAGTTATATAATCTGGTAATGTGTGTAAATAATAAAATGCTTCATTATAAAATTTTTGAACGGTTAAATCAATAAAATTTAACGGTTCACTTTTAATACTTTTTGGTTTAATTATGAATTTATCGCCTGTCCATTTAACGTAAATTTTTGATCCCTGTACATCTTCATAAATTAAAAGTTCTTTATCCTTCAAGATATCAACGAACTCTTCTGCGTTATCTAACGTCTTTATTTTTGCAATTTTAGTCATAAATTTCTTTTAATTTTGTCTTTTATTAAATCTATATATTAAAAACAATGCCCTTAAATAGAAAAATAAGACATTTTTCGTTTAATATATAATTAAAAACAGGTCATAATGACTGAATTATGTATTTAACAGAACAACATTTAATTAAACAAAATAATAATCTTTTTAAAGAATGCGATAATCTATGTCTTAAATCTAAAAACTTATATAATAGTTGTTTATATATTATAAGACAAGCATATATTAAAGATAAAACAAACTTAATTTTTAATTTACATCATTTGATGAAAGAAACAACACAATATCGTGATTTACCAGCAAAAGTGTCATCTCATGTATTATTGATGGTTCAACAAAATTTTAAATCATATTTTAAAACGACTGCGGAATATTATAAAAATCCTTCTAAATTTAAATCGAGACCAAAATTACCATCTTATTTAGATACAAATGGCGGCAGATTTATTATTTCTTATACTAATCAAGCACTATCTAAAAAAGTCTTTAAGAAAACTGGTAAAATTAAACTATCATTATCAAACATAGAAATAAATACAAGAATAAAAGATTTTAATTCATTAGATTGTGTTAGAATTATTCCAAGAAACAATTATTATGTTATTGAAGTAGTTTATACTATAATAGAAAAAGAAAAATTAAAAGACAATAATAATTATTTATCATTAGACATTGGTGTAAATAATTTAGCAACATTAACATCAAATGTTATTAGTCCTTTAATAATTAATGGAAAACCATTAAAATCTATGAACCAATTTTACAATAAAAAAATGGCAGAAACTAAATCTATTTTAGAAAAAAGAAATAATAAAAAATCATCAAAAAGAATTAACAATTTAAATTTGAAAAGAAAAAATAAAATAGATAATTATTTACATAAAAGTAGTAAAGAAATTATTAAAATATGTAAAAATAATAAAATAAATACAATTATCATTGGTAAAAATGATGGTTGGAAACAAAACGTAAGTATGGCTAAAAGATCAAACCAAAACTTCGTTAATATACCTCATAGTAGATTTGTTGAAATGATTAAATATAAATGCGAAATAGAAGGTATAAATATTATAATACAAGAAGAATCTTACACATCAAAGGCAAGTTTTTTAGATTTGGATTTCATACCAATTTATGGTAAAGAACCTTTAATTTTTAATTTTAGTGGTAAAAGAATCAAAACGTGGATTATATAAATCTAAAAATGATTTAGTAATAAATGCTGATGTAAATGGTAGTTATAATATATTAAGAAAAGCAATTCCAAATTTATTTAAAGATGGAATAGAGGTTGTTGGAGTTCAACCATTAGTCATTAAAACTATAAAATAAACTCATTATGTTTTCTAACTTATTTATACTAATATATAATAAAAAACAAAACAACAATTATGCACAAAAAAATGGAAAGACTTTTAGCAGCAAATGGTTTAAATGCAACAAGAAGCAAAATATTAAACAGTATCACATCAAAAGGAAAAACTACATTAATAATTGAATGTGATGATGTAATATATGAAGTTCAAGGACTAAATAAAAAAATTATTAAAAAAGAAGATAAATTATTAGAAGACTATAAAATACAAAATGTTGATATAGTAAATGATATTATAATTATAGATGGAAAAAGCACAGATAAAACAATTGATGAATATGTTGCTGATAAAAAAGTATATGAAGTAACTAAAACAGATACACAAAAACCTAGAGGTTGGCATTTTAGACCAGTATTTGTTGATGAAAATGGTGAAGTTTATTTTAAAGGTAAATTGCAACCAGAATTAAAAGGCAAATACGATGAAGAAGGAAATCTTATTTAGATTCATTCAATTCAATAAATAAATCTAGTAAATCAAATTTCTCAGAATTGACAATATTATAATTCTTAAAATAATTTTTATATTTTTCTCTATACATTTTAGAATATTCTATAAAATATTCATTGTTCTCTAATCTATATTTTTTAGAATATTCTAAATAATATTCTTTGTGAGTGGTTCTATATTCATACTCCTTTATTTTTATCTTTTCCTTATTATTTTCCTTATATTCTTTATTTCTTAATAATATCGTGTCCTTATTTTCCTTATAAAAAATTTTTCTTTGTTCCGAAATACAACTTTTACATACATTTTTACCTTTGTAAAAATCTTCTATAACCTTATCTAAACCACACTTTTTACATATTTTTTTCATCTATTTATATATTAAAAAAAATCGGTTTTTTCATAAATCTTAAAAAAATATTTTAATATATATAAAGAAAAGAAATTATAAACATGGCAAAGAGATGGAAGTTAATTAGATCAATGTTAGATAATTTTAGGTTATACAACACATGAATCAACTGAAGGAATCACTATAAAAAATATTGATTCAGAAGGATATATTTATTATACAGATGCAAATGGTGTTGAATGGAAAGCAAAATATAATTCTACTACGCCAATCGCTGTTGATGACACATCAACAATAATAATTCCTGCAACAGTTTGGATAGGTGGTGTGAGTGCATATACATACACATTTGATATAAAAAATGAATATGGTTCAGATGTAACTTCTGAAATCACATTCACAAGTAATAATGAACAATTATTCACTACTGGTGGAACTAATGGTCGAGTATTAACTGCTGTTGCATCTGGAACAACATCTTGTAATTTAGTACATATAGACTATGATCCAATAACTCACCCTGGCGCATCAGGTGTTACAAATGTTATTGTTGGTACTATAATAGTTGATGGTGATTTTGGACCTATTATTTCTGGTGCAACAATATATAGTAATAAAACATATGACATTTCAACTAATTGGACATCCAATGGACAGATTTTACCATTCAATATTAGTTCATATTCTGTTTCTGAACAAATTGCAACTCTTGATTTAACTGGTATTATAACACCAACCGCAACAGGTACAACAATAATTAATATTACTGATGAAGCATCAGGATTTGAATCTTCAACAGGATTTAGTTTGAAAATACTTCCTCAAACTTGGGATTATGAAGCGAATTTGGTGGTAGGTACTGATGGTGGAACACCTCCATACATAGGATTCTATGGTGGTAGTTTTGGTTCATTAACACCAAATCCTGATCCACCTACAATTAAACAATTATTTATATACAACACTACATTAAGACTGAAACTATCAACACTTATTTCTGATTTACAGGTACAGATAGATGGTTCAAGTTACACTTTTGTTTATCAAGGTGATAACATCTGGAAAACAAACACAATTAATCCATTCAAGGCAGTAGGCGAAACGTCTGTTATTAAAATGAATTATACTATAGTATCATAAAATAAATATGAAAATATATAAAAAATCTACCACAAAAATTTATGGTAGATTTTTTTTGTAATAAACAATTAATATATAATGTTATGATAACCAAATTTAAAATATTCGAAACAATAAACGTTAAAATTAATATTCCTCAAGATGTATTAAATAAATTAAGTAATTCATTATCTATTGTTGCGTATAAAGGTACTAAAAGAGATGAGAAAAAACACAAGAACTATAAATCTATCAGAATAGATACAATAGATGGTTATTATAATGAAAATAAACAAATGACAAATGATTATTTGTTTAAAATTAAAATGAGTAATAAAGATCAAATAGAAGCTAAATATTCAAATAGAAATGATTTAGGAGGAGTTATTGAAAATTCAATATATGTTGAAATCAATGGTGAACCAGTATATCATATGGAACAAGATGATTTTACAATAGATTCATTTATTTTGAAAATTGGAACCGAATATAAAAAATATATAGAAAACAAAAAATGGAAAATAAGATAAATGATATCAACAATTCTTGTAATGGACGTGGTTGCCGTATTTATATTCTCCCTCTTGACCGCAGGATTAAGCCTATTTATTCAAAAGTGCTTTCAAAAAGATATGATATTCAGAAAATGGTATTTATTTCTATTGTATCATTGGATAAAATGGTGGCGTAAAAAAGATAGATGGAAAAGAAAAATACTCAAACCTATAGGGTTATGTATCTATTGTTTCAGTACATGGGTATGTATTCCTTTTTTCTTTATTTTTGTTTCTCATAATATTTTATTATTACCATTATTTATTGGTATGAATTATCTTTGGTTAGAAATATTAAAAAAATATATTAATATATAAAAAATATGATTAAAAAATTTAACCAATATAACGAAAAACAATCAGATTTCAAACCTTTGTCTGATGATATAACTAAAATCGAAACGGATGATGGTTATGAAAAAGTACAAAAAGTCGAAATTATTCAAGTAACTGGAGTTCTTAGTGAAGAAGAGGCAGCAAAAGTTGATGAGGCACATGTTATCCATGCAGGAGACTTCTCAGGTAAAGAAGTTAAAAGAGGTGATTACATTTACCTTTCTTGTTTAATGAAAAAACCTGGAACATCTTATGCAGCAAACCAACAAGGAGTTTTACAGGTCAGAGTAACTGATATATTTATAGGATTAAGTAAACTTAATCAATTGATTCAATGAAATTGATTAAATTAAGAAAAAATAAAAAGTAATGACACACATAAAAACAAATTTTGTTCCTTTATCATTACCAAATTTAATATCAATATTAATTTCTATTAGATAAAATGTATTGTTTGTCTTTTCATCGTTATTATTTACGATTTTTCTCTTTTCAATAGTTCCATTTAGATTTATTTGTTCAGTCCCAAAACCACCAAATTTTAGCTTAAAATTATAAGATGAGTCTATATTTTTAGTAAAAGTATGAAAAAATGAATTTAATTTCATAACTTGTTCTTTCGTTAATGAAGATGAAAACTCCACCTATTTAAATCCCAATTTTCTTCCTGAGTTAATTCATTCTTAAATTTATCAATTTCTATCTCATGTTGGTCGATAATTTCTATAGATTCGTTAAAATTTTTAAGGTATTTCATATTAATTAATTTTTATTTATATATTAAATTAATTTTTGGGAAATTTATTAAAGACAAAAATTAATTTTTTCTTTTTAATGTTTTCCTTATATTTGCACAATGGAAAATAAAATCAACTGGATACATGTATTGAGTATCAAAATTAAAGAATCTGATACTATGCCTCTTAATCCGAGAACAATGGAATTAGCATTGAAACTCTGGAATAGAGAAATTACACCTGAAGATTTACCACCAATTAAAGTTCAAAGAGATGAAAATGGTATTCATTGGATCAAGGATGGTCGTCATAGATTAACTCATATTAAATGTAAAACATCAAAACCTAAAAATTAAATTATGAAAATATTTTGGATTCTTCTTATTATTCTAGGACTTATTATTTTGAATAGTAAAACTATTCGAGAAAAAATTAAATCTCTTTTTAGAAAACTAAAATCAGGTAGTTCAAGTTCAAGTTCAAAAAATTCACAAAAACAAAAATATGAAGATGAGTGGAATAAAAAACACACTCATAAATATAGTACAAACTATGAGAAATATTATGATGATTTTAACAAAAAGACAGATAAATCATATATTAATATATTGTATACCGAAATCAAAGAAGATTTTATTAATGCTTATTATTCAGATAAATTTATTATATCTGATCCAAGGATTACTGCAGGTTATATATTTGAAAATAATAGAATTATAAAGTTGTATGCTGATGGTAGAATTGAAGATTCACTACATGGCACAAAAACCTTAAGTTATACTAACGTATCACATTTGATGATGTTTTTTGCATCGTTAGCACAAATGGCTAAACGAAGACCAGCAGATTCATCTTTTAGAGGTGGTTCAAGTAAAGCTAATAATTTCTATTATACGTATACGACAGCAGACAATACAAAATATACTAAAGAACAATTAGAATATCAAGCAAAATTTAGAAAATTAAAGGAAAATCATGATGCTAGGATGACCCAATTGAATGGTATGGATAAAAAAGATCCAAACAGACCAGCATTGGTAAATGAAGTCAATGTCGTGAAAAGAAAAATGAAAATATATTACGAGAAATCAGGACTTAAAAATAATTAAAAACGAAGATGAAAAATAAACACAACGAAAAAATAGAGAACTTGAGTTCTAAGTTAATTGCAGTTAATTTTGCTAAATGGATTGCGGAAAATAAATGGTATAAACAAAATAGGTATGATGTTTGGGAAAAATCAGGAGAAACTACAAAAACAACATCACAATTGTTCGATTTATTCACTAACTCTATTTAGTGAAATTTTAAAAATTATCATATTTTAACTTTTTAAAATAATCATATATTTCATTATTTTTACCCATCAAAAGTTCATATATGTTATTTACATTAACACCAGCATATACTTTAAAATTTAATGAATTTTGTGAACTCTTAAATTTAAAAAATATTTTACTTTCATCCTTTTCTACACCATTATATTGAATCCACTGTGAAAGTTCTCGATTCATATTTTTTATAAAATAAGAAAATTCGGTTTAGATACTTCTAAATTATGAGTAATATCTCTCATAACATCATTCTCATTAAGTTGATTAAATTTCTTTATACCTATTTGTTTTCTCATTTCTTTACTTATTTTAGCTTATATATAAAACACAATACTACTTTTGTAGTTCCAAATAAAGTTTCTCGTAAATCGGAATATCACATTTTTTCCAATATGTTCTATCTTCACCATAAACTATTTCTGGTAAGTATTTTTCTAATGGTTTCACATCATGGTTTGTTGCAAGTTCAGTCCAATTTTTATTTGGTTCTTTTTTCCAATTTATAGAACATCCAAACCAAACAATACTACCATCCTTTTTAACCACCCTTTCAATGTAGTATTTATCTTTACTATTCCATTTTTCGTTTGGTTCTGCAAGTGGTTCATCTAAAACAAACCATTCCGATTTACTATCTAATTTCATCATTTGTATTTCAATTTAAGTTTTTACTAATTTATAATATATAAAAGTTGCCAGAAAACTGCATTATATTTTGAAACGTCTTACAAGGGAATTGAATTTTTTACTCAAAGTGCACCTATTTTTTTCATTATCTTTTCTCCTAGTATAAAAGTTGCTACACCAAGAGCACCTAATATTAGGCATAACATACCAATTAAAAAGACTGGTGATAATAAAATTACTTTTAATATTTTTTTAATTTTTTTCATTCATTTTTCATTTTTTAATTCCAGAAATCATCTTCTTCATCTATCATGTCCTGAATTTTATCTAATAATTCACTTGTGTTAGAAAAATCAATTGGTAAACTTTTTTCAGATTTCACCACCTTTTCAGTTTTAACTTTTTCAGTTTTAACTTTTTCAGTTTTTTCAGTTTTAACTTTTTCAGTTTCAGATTTTTCAGATTTTTCAGATTTTTCAGTTTTCAGTTTAGGTTGAAAATCATCTTCACCGAAACTATACATTTCATCCATCAATAACTCATCAACTTCTTCAAGAATAACATCATCAGAACTAATTATTACTGGCTCATCATTATCATTATCATCTTCAACTATAACAGGTACAGTTTTTTTCTTACCATTAACTTTAGAACTAAATATACTATTCAATACAGATAATCTCTTATTAATTACTGGTAATCCAATAGGTTCAATAAATCTATTAGCAATAGATAAGAATGTTTTTGCAAATTGTTCATCATAATCAACTTCAACTCCTTCTTTTGTTGTGATTTCAGTTGGATGAAAGGATCTCATATATCCAAATCTTTCACCCATATCGTGTTTACAGTAATAATATTTAATTTTTCCACTTCTCACTAAGTCAATCTTGGTCTTTTGTTCAGGATTTTTGTTCAGTAAATAATTATGTAATGCTGCGGCTTTTATAGAAAAATGCGCACCCTTAACGTATTCTATCGTACCTTGATCATCAAGTACTTTCTGTTCATAATTAGAACAAGTAGTAGTCATAGAAATATCTTCAATATTAGCCAACATAAATTCTTTTTTAAGATTTTTCATAATCTTCAGAATTTCCCTAATATTTACATTTCCAGGATTTTTGAAAAGATATTTTATAAACTCCCAGATATTTTCTCTAACAAATAAAGGTGTGCTTGATTTAACAATTTCAACACCTTTTGGATAAAAGTGACTTAAATCTTCATAAAAAACCCCATCTTCCCAAACAACATTATTGATATAATGCTTCTTTTGTATGTGTAATGCTGATTTATTAATTGTTTCAAGTTCAAAGTCATGTAGATTTTTAACACCATATGGTTTTGCATATTCTTCTAACATATCTCTAAATAGAAACTTAATAAATAATCCATTAACATGAAGAATAAATTTAAGTTCATCACCATCATAACCAACACTTTCCATTAATGGTGTAAATGATATATATAGTGAATCTGTATCACCATAAATAATAATCGGCTGTTCTCGAACACCTCTTGTTTCATCGAATTTTTTGGAAGTTGGAATAGGTTCTACAATATAATTGGTTGGTAATGGTGTAACATTAGAAAAATCGTGTATAAAGCATTTATGAACTGTTTGATAGGTTTTTCCATCCACTTGAAAAGATTCTATGTCTATATCAACAAAGTCACTAGAAGTCATATAATATGCCTCTAAACATTTGTCTATTCCTCTACCTTTATCATCATCTTTTCTTGCCCAAGGATCAATCAGTCTACCATCTTTTCTTTGTAAATAATATCCATCCTCGTATTTAGTAATATAAACTACACCAAGTAAATCATGTATTTCTTTATCAAATCCCCAATCATCATAGAAATAATTTTCTATTTTATCTAACATAAAGTTAATTACTTCTCTCGCAAGAGCAGTAATCGAATTTGCAATATTTGTATTTGATACGGTAAAAGCTGGATGACAAAAAGCACCATATGTACCATTTAGACAAAGTTTTAACGCTAATTGCATAGCTTTTGCATAATTATATTCGCCTCTAACTTTCTCAATTTTTTTCTTTAATTGTTCAATTCTTTTACGCTTTTCAGCATCAGTCATTTTATTTATATCCATAGATATACTTTATTTTTCATGTTATAGTCATGAAAAAATTATAAGTTTTTCTGAATTTTAACTTGTTTTAGTCGTTTTCGGTTTTCATATTTAATATATAAAAATAAAAAGATTATGTCTAAAATAATAACAACAGAAATATTTGTAAATAGGTGTATAGAACGATTTGGTAACGAATATGATTATTCATTAGTTGAATATATTTCAGCTAAAAGTAAAGTGAAAATTATATGTAGTATTCACGGTGTTTTTGAAAAAGCACCACACGATTTCATAAAAAGTGATGGTTGTCCAAAATGTTCAAATAAATCAAAAATAACAAACGATGATTTTATTAAAAAATCACAAATGAAATATGGTGGAAAGTTTAATTATAAAAATGTTGTATATGTAAATAATAAAACTAAAATCAACTTATTTTGTAATGATTGTGAAAATTCGTTTAATGTTAGACCAGATAATCATTTGAACAAAAATGATAATTGTCCATTTTGCTCTGGAAACAAACAAACAACAATCACTTTTATAAAACAAGCAAAAGAAATACATAACAATAAATATGATTATTCTTTGGTAGATTATAAGAATAATAGAACTAATGTTAAAATAATTTGTCCTGAACATGGAGTTTTTACACAAACACCAAATTTACACCTATCAAAGAAAAGGGGTTGCCCAATGTGTAAATATTCAATTGGTGAAAAAGAAATATTACGAATACTCGAAAATAAGAATATAAATTATATAAAAGAAAAATCTTTTAGTGATTGTAGAAATAAGTTACCATTACCATTTGATTTTTATTTACCTGAATATAATATGTGTATAGAATTTGATGGGCAACAACATTTTGAATCTATTAAATGTTTTGGTGGTGAAAAAAGATTTAAGGAAACACAAAAACATGACAAAATTAAAAACAAATATTGTAAAGATAATAATATAAAATTGGTGAGAATAAAATATAATGAGGATGTGGAAAAGACTATAAATATGTTTTTATAATTTTTATATATACATATAAAAAAAATAATATTTTATGAAAACAATAAAAACTTTTGAATCATTTTTAGGTGGAACACGTCATGATTCTGATCAGAATTATTTAGAATTAGTTCAACTTATGATTGATAACCCAGCAGAAATAAAATTAACTGGTGGCGAAACAGACGATAACTTTATTAATTTTAGTTTTAATGATGATGAATACACATTATCGAAAGACCATAAATCATTATCTTTTGGTTATTCCGAAGATTCAGGTCATATAGCTTATGTGATGCCTAAAAGTTTATTCAGACAATTAAGAAAAACTTTAGAAGATGTAATAAAAGATGATATACGTACCAGTGATGACGCTGCACGAACCGAATGGGAGGCAAAATTAGCTAAGTTTAATGCCCAACCTACAGAAAGATTAAATAGATATAAAAACCGAAAAATCGGATGAGAAAATTTTAATAAATCATATTGTTTGGATAAAAAAAATATAATTAAATGTATAATATTTATAGTGAAATAGAAAATGAAATAATGGATGCAATAAATCCAATTCTCGATCAATATATACAGGGAAGAACAGTTGGTACACAACACGCTAGAAATGTGTTGAGTAGAACTGATTATGATTCATATTTCGATGGCATTAAAAAAACAATATTTGATGCCAAAAAAGATTTTAATAAAAATAAAAATCTTTCACAATTATTAAAAGATATTAACTATATAGGACAACGAAATTTCATGAAACTTGAAGGTGGTGAAACAACAGAAAACGAGTTAAAGTATAGAGAATTTGTAAGAAAGATTTTAAACGATATAATAAAGGATAGAATCGCTTTGGAAAAAGATAAGAATGTTATGGAAAACAAAATAAATAATACCATGAAGAATATTATAAAAATTGATAAATTTTTCGAGAATAAATTAGAAAAATTAAATGAAGTTAAATTACCAATTATGAAATTGGATGAAATAATTGATGATGTTACCCAGGTTAATAATAACACATTAAAAAGAGTGTTAGTATCATACTATAAAACATATGATGATTATATTGATTTAATTGATAAGAAAAAACATTTTTTCAAAGTACATGATATGGTTGGTGATATAATGAACAACAATAGGGTATCTTTTGATGTTTGTATTTACGAAAAACAAGATTTGGAAAGAATTAAACTCAATCTTGTTGATTTTGCTATTGGCGAATTTCATAACGAATTACCGAATACACTTAATATATTTGGTATTGATATGAAACCATCTAGTTTCATTAATAAAGATGAACTAAAAGAAGTTTTCAATGGTATTTTTACACACGAAGAAATAGTGAATATTATAAGTGGAATATTAGGTTGGAAATTCAATGGACAATTCAATGATTTCTATATCTGGTCAAATAAACAATAATATGAGAAATATTAACAATTTTATCTTTGAAAAAAATATTAATATGATTGAATTTAATTGGTCTGAAAGCAATCCACAAATATTCAGATCAATAATATCAAAATATAACCCAAAACTAATAACTCCCACAAAAAGGGAACTTACAACAGAATTCTCAAAATATATAAACAATTTAATTTCATGGAAAAAATTTTCCGATAGAAGTTTTGCTATCTGTGCAACAACAAACGACAAATATAAATATTCTAGATATAATTATGTTATTGTACCAACCATAGATGAAATATTTGTTTGTCCAGATTTTGATTTTGCTTTTACTAGTTCCTTTCCATTTTACACGAATATTATTTCTAACGAATTACCTAAAACACGAGAATATTTATCACAAACTTTAAGAAATTTGATAGAAGAATTAGAAAAATTTGATTCAGAAAACATATTATCTATTTTAGGAATAAAGAATAAATCAAACATTTTTATTAACATAAACAAACTGTTTTTTTTATCGAACAAAGATTTCAATTTGTTTCTAACTCTATTAAAAAAATCCAAAAAAACGAAAAAACTTTTAAAGTTAATATCATCTGAAAATATTGAAGATGGTAACACTTTAATGTCAAATTTATTAGATCCAATAAAAAATGGATTTAGAAAAATGAAATATACTGATTTTATAAATGAGATAAAGGAAACAAAAAAAATACATGAAGTATGGTTTGAATGTGAGTGTTTACTTATACCAACAGATGATAAAATGTTCGACAACAGATTTATAAGAAGTAAAAACTATTAACTTATAAAAATTCATTAAATATATCTTCTCTAGGTGGTAACACTTCAGTATCAATATGAAATAATAAATCTATTAAATATTCATATTCATATATATTTTTAACTTTTGGAAAATCTTCATAAAAACTATCTTCTATAGTTATTGTAAAATTATTTTGCTGGTCAAACCAATAAATTATTTCGTATTGTTTGTCTATTAAAACTAGTGATAATATTACACCTACACCATTTTCTACTACACCTATGTAATCAATCAATGAAACTGAAATCATTTTGGTTAATGTTCTTTTTATATATATAATAAAAATATTAGATCCAAAATGGCAAATATTGGTAATATACAAGACTTTACGATAAGATGGAATGGGCATCAAAAATATAAATCAGGAAAAATTATTGAAGATCAAGTCATAGAAGTTATAATTCAAAAATTAGAAATGATTCTTTTTACTGGTAAAGATCAGGTTCTAGGACAAGATTCAGAAGGATTTGGTGCAAATTTAGAGAAGTTTCTATGGGAAACTAAAGTATCTGGTGACCTTATTAAAAACATCATAGTTAAACAGATTAATCGTTGGATTCAAGAATTGGTTTTAATTGGATATGAATTAGATATAAAAATTTTTGAAGGTACTTTTAGAGATATTATGGAAATAAATTTCCTCATTAAAGGATATAATGTCGATTTTATATTTCAATAAAAAATTAATAATATGGCAACAGAAAAACAAGAAAATATTGTACTCACAACCAAAAAAGTAGATCAAATTATTCATAATGAGAACATGGGTATTAAACTCAAAAAACACGAAAAACTTTGGTTTACAAATATCAAAGGTGTTAGAAAAGCAAACATACCTTTTGCATTAGATGATGAAGAAATGAAAGAATATCTTAAATGTAAGATGTCTGTTCATTATTTTGCACAAAAATATTGTCAAATTAAAAGAGAAGATGGTTCAATTGGACCAATGGTGCTTAGAGATTATCAGAAAGATATCATTGACCTATATACACAAAATAGGTTTTCTATTTTAATGGCAAGCAGACAAACTGGAAAATGTAATTCATTCAGTACCAGTGTATTAATTTTAGATGAAGAAACAAAAGATATATTTTCTGTACCTTTTTATGAACTTTATTATGATGTAGTTAGACAAGAACGAAAATTAACATTTTTAGAAAAAATGAAAATATTTTTATATAGGATTTATATGAAAATAGATAAATAATTTACAATTTCCTATTTGTCAAAAAGCCATCAAAAGAATTTAATATATACTAAAAACAATACTAAAAATGGAAGAAAAAATAGGAATAGATCATATCATATGTAAAGTGTGTGGTGAAAAAGTTGAAAGAGTTTATGGTGCTCATTTAAAGAAACATGGATTATCAAGTAAAGAATATAAAGATATGTTTCCTGGAGAACCATTAACAACAAAAAAAGATAAAGAAAAAACATCGAAAAATTCTGGACAACATATGAAACAAGAAAAATATAAAAAAATGTTTTCAGAAAAGATAAAAGGAAGTAAAAATCCTAATCATAAGAGTAAAACAACCGAAGAAGAAAGAAAAGAAAGGAGTCCATTTTCTAAAGATTTTTTAAAATATAATAGTGAAGATGATTTGAGAAGATTTAGAAAAGATGCACTTGAAGATAGAAAACATACAACAAGATTAGATTATTACTTAGAACAAGGATATGATTTAGAAACATCTGAAAAAATGTTAAAAGAAAGGCAATCAACTTTTTCAAAAGAAATTTGTATCGAAAAATATGGCAAAGAAAAAGGTATAAAAATATTTACAAAAAGACAGGAACACTGGCAATTATCATTAACTAATAATGGAAATATGAAACAAGGTTATTCAAAAATAAGTCAAGACCTGTTTTATGATATATTAGAAAATTATAATTATGAAAGAAAAATAGATATTTTTTTCGCAACAAAAAATAATGAAATTAGATTAGAAAAAGACAATGGTGGAATTTGGATATATGATTTTTGTGATTTAAATAGTAAAAAAATAATTGAATATAATGGTGATGAATATCATGGTAATCCAAAAAAATATAAATCAAGTGACACCCCACATCCATTTAGAAAAAATATAACTGCTCAGGAAATCTGGAATAAAGATAGTGAGAAAAAAAGAATAGCTGAACAAGAAGGATTTGATGTTTTAATAATATGGGATTCTGAATATAAAAAAAATAAAGACAAAACCATTAAAAAATGTCTAGATTTTTTAGAAATTAAATAAATTATGAAAAAAACATTAAAAAACATAATAATTTTTCTAATTCAAATATTAGAAAAATATGAATTTAGAAATATTGTCATTGATGATAATCCTTTAAATAAAGTAATTGATATTATACCAACAAATAAGTTTGTGAATACTGATTATGGTAATACACCAATATCAGAATTAGTTAGAACTATACCATTACAAAGATATGAATTATTATTGGAAAATGGTGATAAGATTGAGTGTGCCGACACACATATAGTATATTGTAAAGAACACACACCAAAACTTATTATAGATTTAAATACAAATGATGAAGTTATAACAAAAAATGGATTATCTAAAGTTAAACATGTTAAGAAATTAAGAGGAAAACTTTCAATGTTTGATTTAACTATTGATGGTCCAGAACCATCATATTATACAAATAATATTTTAAGTCACAATACTGTTTCCGCAGCTATCGTATTATTACACTTTGTATTATTCAATAACGACAAAGGTGTTATGATTGTGGCGAATAAAGGTAAAACTGTTATTGAAATCATTAGAAAAATTAAAGATATTTACAAATTAATACCATTTTACTTAAAAAAAGGAGTTGTAAATTGGAACGAAAAATCTATAACCTTTGATAATGGTTGTAGAATTCAATCAGAAAATAGAACAAAGGAACCATCAATTGGTTTTACTATTGATTTCTTATATCTTGATGAATTTGCAAAAGTACCAGCGAATATAGTTGAAGCATATTATGGTGCCGTTGTACCAACAGTATCATCTATCAGCAACTCAAAAATTGTTATCACATCAACACCAGATGGGTTTAATTTATTTCATAGATTATTAACTGATGCTGAACGAGATATTGACGATCCATTAAAAAGTCAATATGAGGCTATGCGTGTTTATTGGCATCAAGTGAAAGGCAGAATGGATGTTAAGTTATTTCCACTTAAATATAAATTAAAAGAATATAATATTACTGAAGAGGAATTGTTAGAAGAACTTCGTAAATTGAAGTTTAATATGTATGAAAAAGAAGATAATAATAGATTATATCACTATATAAAATGGTCAGTAAATGATGATAGAACTTCTATTTCAGAAATAAGACAATTGCGAATCAAAAATATTCCTATAACAGAAATATGTGTTATCACAAACTGGAAAGAAGAAGAAACAAAACTTATTGGTGGTGAAAGTATGTTCAACCAGGAATATGATTTACAATTTGTTACAGGTGATAAATTATTATTTGATACTGATCAAATGACTAGATTCAAACAAGATTCAAAAGAATTCCAATATGTTCAATTTAATAAATTAGATAAATTATTAACATTACCATATAATCAAATGAAATGGATAAAAGGTCGTCCAGATTTATTCACACCAGAAAAAATGAAAGATTATCATATTGTTGCTGCTGTTGATTTAGGTGAAGGATTAGGTCAAGATTATTCTGTATTAAACATATTTAGATTAATGCCTAAACCAAAAGAACTTATCGAAAGTACTTATAAAAAACTTACAGGCGTGTATGAATATTTTTATTTAGAACAAATTGGTATGTGTCGTGTTAATAATTGGTCTATACAAGAATTTGCTGAATTATTCTATGCTGTTATGTTTGAATTATTTAATTCAGAAAAATCTAAAGTTGTATTAGAATATAATACTTATGGTGCAACATTTTTATCAGAATTACCAAAAATATTCGATGGTAGTCACAACTACTCAACTGGTATATTTTTAAGATACAAACACAGAAAAGATGACACTCAACTTAAAATTGGTATGAAAATTACTGGTGGTGAAAATGAAGCGAGTAAAAAATTATTAGTTAAAGAATTGCAAAGATCAGTTAAAAAACAAATGATTAAATTACACAATGATATAAACATCAATGAAATCACAAAATTCACAAAAAAAGAAACACCAGGTGGAAATTTCACATATAAGTGTGATGGCGGACACGATGATACAGTAATGACTTTAGTATCAGTTTCATCTGTATTTTCACATGTTCAGTATAAGAACTTAATAGAAGATTATATGAATAATAATTTAACAACAGAAGAAAAGAATGTTATTGATAAATACGCTTATCATAAATCTGATGATAAAGTTAATTATGATATAACTAAAAATGCTCACAAAAACATATATAAAAACGGAAATAAAAAACCACCAAGAAGAAAACAAACAGGATTCGTACCATGGAAAACTAGTCCCTGGGATTAATATATACTAAAAATAAATATTTTGCAATGGAATATAAAAATTTACATTCATATAAAGAATTCTTAAACGAGAAAAATATGCTTAATGAAGGCTTATTTGGTAAGTTATTCAAATGGTTATCTGGTAAAATTCATATAATACCAATAAATAATATGTATGCTCAAGCAAAATTAATTGAACTTCAAGAACTTATACTAAAAAAGAAAATAGAATATTATAAAGAAGAATTAAAAGTAGATGCGACAAAACTCATATCAACTCAACAAGAAGAATTAAAAAAGAAATCAGAAACAATTATCGCAGAAATGGATAAAGCAATAAAAGAAAAAGATGGTCAAGAAAATTTACAAAAACCAGTGTTTGAAATAGGTAAAAAATATAACTATACAAGACAAGATAAAAGTACTACAACAGTAACAATCAAAGAAGTTGAAGATGGAGGTAAAGAAGTTACAAAAGTTGTAGATGATAATAATAATGAATTTAATCCAATAACAAGTAGCATAACACCTATTAAAGAAGAAGAAAAAGGTAAAGAAGGTCAAGGTCAAGAAAATAAATAAATAAAGAACAACAAAATAATTTAAAAAATCCACTCAATAAAGTGGATTTTCTTTTTATAAACATTTCTAACTAAAACAAGTATAAACTTAAATACAATTTATAAAAATGGCGAAAATTAAAACAAATTCAGTAACATACAAGATTTCTCTGGATCAACTTAATTTATTAATAGAGAACATAAAAGACTTAACAAAATTAGATAATACTATCATTATGAATTTTAGTAACACTGAAGTTCTTTTGTTTAGTATAGTTGGTAAAAATTTAGACAATGTACATTCATTTAAATCTCATAATATTCCAATACAAAATATTTTTGTATCAAACAAAAACAAACTAGAAAATGATATCAGATATATTCTTTCTGATGGTAAAAGATTTGTGACTTCAATATCAGTATTCTATAAATATATGAAATCACAAAAAATTGAAGATGATTTAGAATTTAAATTATATTATAATGAGGAATTTTGTGAAAAATTATTAATCAAAAATTCAAAATCTAAAGAAGAAACTCCTGGTGGTAAACCAAATAACCACACACATAGATTAGATATAGATGATATTGCGGATGTTATGGATACAGAATTATCAAATTACTCTTTTGAATTGTCAAAAGATGATTTCAACTATATTAAGGCTAAACTTGCTATCGAAAAAGATAATGATATCCTTTATCTTAATATAAATAACAACAAACTTTCTATTGGTGAAAATCGTTGGGATCATAATATTTGTGATTTAGAACATGATGATTCAACTATTTCATTTCCAAAGAAATACTTCAAGTGTATTAATTATGATAATGAAGAAAGTATGAAAATTTATGTTACCGATACCATGTTATTGATAATTGGTCAAACAACTAATCTTTTAATCACAATAGAATTATCTGTATAATGGATATAAATATTAAAGATGGGTTTTACCAATATATCTTATCAAAACCACCAATTGGAAACTCACTATTTTTGGCTAATTTCTATATGAAAGAATATCGAAAGGAACAACAACGAAAACTTAGAGAAAATAAAATTAAAAGAATTTTAGGTGAATAATAAAGATTTAATTGTCAATTCAGAGTTTGCTGATATCATAAATGGTTTGAACGAAAAAGAAGAAAAAAGAAAAGAACGAGAAAATAAATTAAAACGAATTCTTGGTTCTAAATAAAATAAATAAAAATTTATGTCATGGTTTAAAAAAGAAAATAAAGAAAACATTGTAATTGTCAGAATTTGTGTAGGTTGCGTCTTACCATATAACTGCAAATTAATTGGCACAGGTACTTATCCATATTTTGGTCTTAAAGGAAAAATAATGGAACAATATTACGATTATGAAATTAAAGAAGCCGATTTAGATGATTTTCTTAAAACAAATTCATTATTATTAATAAAATATCAACTACTTGATGTTGAAATAGAAGAAAAAGATGAAGATAAGAACACTTCAAAACCAACAACTATTAGAGGATGGACAAAAAAAGAGGAATAAATGAAAATAGCAGCAATAGGAGATATTCACAGTAAGTTTATTTGGAGAAATGTTGTTGATCACGCATCAAAACATGCTGATATGATTATATTTCTTGGAGATTATATTGATCCATACCCAGAAGAAATACCTACACCAATAGGCTTTCAAAAACAATATAAATATAAAACATATAATGAAACCGTTAAAGTATTAAATGATATCATAGATTATAAGAAGAAAAATAAAAATGTAATTTTATTATTAGGAAATCATGATACACATTATCTATTTAATGAAATATACGGTTGTTCAAGATATGATCATATAAATTGTGGAAAATTTGAAAAAATATATCGAGACAATATAGAATTATTTCAATACGCATATCAAGATGGAAATAACTTATTTACTCATGCTGGTGTAACTAACAAATGGGTAAATATTTTTAATAATACATTACAATCTTATGGTTTAAAAAAAGATTATTCTAATATGGCTGATGTAATTAACAAAATGGGAGAAACTGAATCAACCAATAGAATATTAAATGTTGTTGGTGAAACAAGAGGCGGTAATTCATTGGCTGGTGGACCAACTTGGGCAGATTATAATGAAACAGAGAGAGATTATTTAAAAGGTATAAATCAATATGTTGGTCATAATCAAGTATATTATATTTTTACGCAAAAAATAAAAGAATTACCTGGCTCAATAACATATTGTGATGTTCTTGGACACATAAATCCTGATATGTCACTCAATTACAAATTAATTACAATTTAACTTTTTTTATTTAATAAAAAGTCTTAATTTTATCTAAAATAATAATTTACTATGAATCACAAAAATTTAATAAATGAAACTCTTCAAAAATGGGAAATTAATATAGATATCTTGGATGTTTATTCTCGTTGGTCTGAAACACAACGTTATTATCATACAATAGAGCATTTAAACCAAATCTTAAATGAACTAGTTTTAAACTATAAAAATTTTTTTAGTCCAACAGATTTTGAAACACTTGTAATTAGTGCAATTTTTCATGATATTGTTTATGACCCCAAATCAAAAACAAACGAAGAAGATTCAATACGATATTTCGTAAATTCATTTTCTTCATCAAAAAAACTTTACTTAGGCTCAATAAAAGATTCAAAAGAGAATACAGTTATTAATATAATAAGAATGACAAAAACACATGAACCTAAAACAAAATTAGAGGAAATTTTTTGTGAATTAGATCTTAAAGTACTAACATACGACTTGCCAGAATTATTGAAATGGGAAGAACAAATTCAAAAAGAATATGAGTTTGCGAATTGGAAAATTTATAAGAGAGAAAGAATCAAAATCCTAAAATCATTTTTAAATAATGTATCAAAGATAAACAAACAAGGTATTGAACACTTAATTTATATCATAGAAAATAAAGAACCATCTATTGCAATATATGCTGGTTCTTTCAATCCTTTCACAATTGCTCACAAAAATATAGTTGACAAATCACTAAAAATTTTTGATAAAGTGATTATTGCTAAAGGCAGAAATGATTCAAAAAATATAAATGAAGAAGAATTTGAAAGAGAATTTCAGAATCTTGTAAAATTATACCCTACAAACGAAATACTTGAATATTCAGGACTTCTTACAGATGTTTTAAAAGAACAAGAAGGTAAGATAACATTAGTTAGGGGATTGAGAAATGGTTATGACCTGGAAGCTGAAAACGTTCTTATAACATACATGAAAGATATGTTACCAACATTAAGTGTTGTTTATATACCATGTGATAAAGAATATGAACATATATCATCAACTGCTGTTAGAAGTTTAAGAAAACATGGAGAACATCTTATAACTAGATATCTTCCATAAAATATTTCTCAATTAATGAAAAATCATTATTCATAACTAAATTATAGTTATATACTTTTTCAGCAATTTCTTTTTTAATAATATTTATTTTCTCATTCTTTTTCCAATAATAGGAAGATTTGATCTCAAAAATTATATTTGTGTTTTTTATCATATAATCAACAAGATATGTGTGTTCACCATCATTTAATTTATATTGAATTCTAGGTCCTCTATCTATTAGTTCTAATTTACAAAAACGTTCAACATATTTTAGAAACTTTAATTCATATGTTCCTTGATAATGTACACCTTTATAATATTTAACTCTAATATTACTGTAACCACGTCCTGGTTTTAATCTACCTTCTTTATACGCTAATCTTATACTTTCACTCATCTTTTTTCTGGTTTCTTCACTTCTTTTAGAACCAGTAATTTTATTCATAACTTTTTTTGTTGTTTCTGATTGTTTTTCTTTCAATAGTTCTTTCACACTATACCAAGAAAAAGGATTTCCATTCTCTTCTAGCCACTTTTTATGTGCAATTCTTTGAGCATCTGTTTTTTCTTTACCGAATTGTGGATTTCTTTTACCTTTTTTTATACAACTCTTACACAAGTGATAGTTATCATCTACCTCTAAATTTCTTGTTTCTTTTTCAAATATATTTAAACACTCATCACATTTAATTTTGATTTTTTCTCTTCTATATGATGTTGTTTTTAACTTAGACCAATGAACAAAAAATGGCGTATTTATTTCTGGTATAAAATTCAATTTATCTTTCCATTTTGATATTTGATTATTACTAGTTAAAACAACTTCAATATATTCATAGTTTTCTATATACATATCATGTTCATATTTTATTAATATATATAAAAATTGATTCTATCCATTTCGATATGGACATCTGAGAATATTTAACTTATCTGTAAAAGATTTTGTTTTTCTGATTTTTCAAACCAATAATTGAAGTAATAATAATCATTTTTATTAATTACATAAGGTTCACCTTTATATAAAAATTGAATATAGGAATTAGCATCTTTATCAACATTTGAGTTTCTAACATCTATCAAAGATTTAACTGGTAACATAAATTTATTACCCATTTTATCCCTACAAGGTATTTCTTTAAGAGAAACATACTCACCTCTTGATGGTTTAAACCATTTTTCAAGTATTTTTCTAAAAAAATTATCTAATTTGAGTCTATATTCTTTATTAATATATCCAAATCTATTATCATTAAATAAATCTGTTTTTAATTCTTCTCGTTGTAACCAGTTGAAATTTTTATAAACACCAAAAAATTCTTCTTCACCAAAAAAGAATGATATATAAACATCAATATTCTGATTAGCATTCATAGATAATCTTAAGATTTTAAGATCAGTATATTCATCGACATCCTCTAAGAATTGGTCATATTTTATTGCACCATAATTATTTACGACATCTTTATTAACTTGTTTCATTATATTAAGTAATGAATTAACCATCATTGGTGTTCTATAGTATTGATCCGTATAAGGACTATCTTGAGAACCATATATTGATATTTTCGGATCTATTGCAAACCCATAACCTGGTCCAAGACCATGTGGAGAAACACCACCTTGACTAAACTGATTAAAATCACTGTAACTTTCAGTTATAAATTTATATTTATTGTATCTTAATAATTTCATACCTTATATATTAAAAAATATTTTATTAAAATTAGTAACTATGTTCTAATTCGATTGAACTTTTTTCTATTTTTTCAAAAGTCATTAATAAGTTTTCGCCACGAAACATCAACTCAGCATTCATATCATTCCACCATTTATTCTTAATTTTTGTTGTATCTATTTTCCAAACATCTGTATTTGGTGTACCTACTTTCCAAAGTGGCTCATTAATGGAGACAAAAATACATGGTGGATGATTTAAACTCGGACTATCTTTAAAGTTTATATTGTTTTTAGGCAATAAGCCTTGTTTTAAAATACTTTCTCTATTTTTGGATGGAGATATATGATAGACATATTTACTTGGTATTCTCCTCATATTATACATGTTTTTTATGTATATGTAATATGTTGTGAATATTTTACCATTTTCCTTAATTTTTAAATCAATAGAATCATCATCTAATAGTACAGTTTCATAAGAATGAGTTTTTGTAAATGTGACATATATACCAATTTTTAAAAAAATGTTAATATACTTATTTAAAAGATTTGATATATTTTTATCAATAGTATTTAATCTAAGTTCCCAAAAATCTTTCTTCTTATCTAAATGAATATTCGATAACTCAATATTGTCAATTTTATTAATTTCTTTTAACATTTTTCTCAAATACCAAATAACCAATTTCTCATTTTCAATTTTTTCATTTAGTTCTAAAAATTTATATAAATGTTTCATGATTATTATATATTAAAATTATCATTTCACAATTTAATATATATCTTAGGTAATAAAATTTAATATATAACAAAAAATAAATATCATTATGGCTAAAAACCAAGAAGAAATAGAAAAATTAAATGCGAGTTACGAATATAAAGGAGATGGTGAATTATTAAGTGATATATCATCAAGTGAACCACTTAAAATAACATATAGTTGTGAAAAATGTGGAAAAGAATATAAAACTAAATCAGGTTTATTAAAACATACTTGTAACATTGAATTAGAAGAAACCACATTTAATGTTGAGAAAGTTGTTGAATATGTTAAAGAAGATAAAACTTTTGTAACCACTGTTAAAACCATTGTTAACGTTGTCGAACCAACAACAAAAGAAAAATATGAAATAATGATTTCAGAAGGACCATTTATATTAAAATTAAATGGAACTATTATATTTGATTCAGATGTAGATAATATTATGTCATTGAGTTTTACAAATGAATTTTTTAGAATAGGTAAGACAGAATTCCCTTATTTAGGTTTGAATTTTAAATATAAAAAATAAGAAGAATAAAGATGAAAAATCTTTTAGGTAGTAATGAATTTCGACAATTGAAAGAACTTCAAATGTTGAAAGAAAGTATGGATTTCAGCAATAAAATTGGCTGGAGTGATTCATTAGTGGGTCGTGCAGTTAATAAAATATTCAGTTTTGGTGCTAAACAAGTGCAAATTATAATATTAAAAAGATTGAAAGTAAAATTGGAAGACCAATATTTAATGGCAATTTTAGAAGCATACGCTTTGCAAAAAAAGGAAATACCTCAATCAGAAGGTTCTAATGTTGCCGAGATTAGTATTAAAATGACTAATAAAGATACAAATACTGAAATTACAACTACTAATATTAGTGAAAGAGAAGAAAATATTACATATATTTACAAATTACCAAAAGGCAAAAGAAGAGATGAATACAAAATAGAATTAATATCAATGGATGGTTCATCGTGGTCTATTGATGGTAATAAAAATGCACAAATTGAAAATATTCAAGAAGAAAATAAAATAACGGTCACATCACAAAATACTAAAGTAAATAGAGAATATATTATAAAAGTTACTGAAGAAGTTGAGGAAGAAAAACAACAACCAGCTTTAGGTCAAGGCGAAAAAAGTCAAGGTGGATTAGTAAAAGTTCAACAATCACAGAACCCAAAATATGAATTAATGAAACATTTTGACATATCAAAAGAAATTGAACAATATCAGGATTTTTCAAAAAAAGATTTTTGTTATACTAAATTTGATTATTCAATAATGTTGAGATTAGATAATGCCGTAGAAAAAGAAATACAACAAATGCAAAAATATGTTAATCTTTTAGAAAAAGCGACAGAAACCGAAGAAATTAAAAAATGGAAAGAAAATTTAGAAACAATAAAACAAAATATACCTAACTTTCAAGCCATTTCTAAAAGCATTAAAGAAAAAATATCTAATGTGCCTATTGATAAAAAAATAAATCACTCAGATGATAAAATAAATAGTGTTATTGAAGGATTAAGTGAAGAGTCTGCAAATGAAAAATTTAAGGAATTAGGTGACTTGAAAGATAAAATCATTCAAGAAAAACCACACAAAAAAGAAGAAATTGAAAAATATTTCAGAAAAAATGCTATGCCATTACATCCTGATACAACGAAAAATTATACACCATATCAAAGATATGTTGCATATGATAATATTAAAAGCGCTTATGATAAATTATTAGTTGAAAAAATATCATATGATGATTTTCAAAAAATATTTGAAAAATTTGAAACTATGCAACCAATAAATGAATCCGTAGTTGGAAATTATAAAATAAAAAATTTATTTAATGGTTATAAAAAAACTACAGGTTTAGAAAAGAACTTAAATACTGATATGGGTAGTGTAGATTTAGACCAAATGAAAAAAGATTTTGATTCTAATCCTAATTTAAGACAAAGTGCAATAAATGCTGTCAATAAAGAAGCGTTGAAAGAAATAGCATTAAGAGCACAATGGTTATATGATACAGAAAAGTATGAAGATAAAAGAAATACTCATTATACAAGAGTAAATTTCACAACAACTAACATGGATCAGAAAAAATTAGAAAATAAGTGGTTACAATTGGTAGCTAAAGCTAAAAGTATATATGCACCATTTTTCTCAACTGATAATAAAATGCCACAAGAATTAGATCCTATCGCATTAATAAATAGTGATAAATCATTTAGAACGAGATGGGATCAATACAGTAAAGAGGAAGCTGATACTAAAGGTAAAATTGGAAATAAAGGAACACTAGATCCCGAAGATACTGGAGTATTAAAAAGATGTAAATTAAAAAAGATAGAAAAAATTGCTGAAGGACAAATAGGATTATTCGAAATTCAAGATTCAACAAGAACGTTAACATTAGATATAATGTTAAATTTAATAATGATAGGTGACTTACATGTATTTAAGTTTATTGGTTTGTTTGATTTTAATAAAATATATAAAGAAGTACAAAAAAATGAAAATTTAAATGATAAAGAGATACAGGCAATAATTGAAAAATATAATTATTCAGGAATTGGAAGAATTGATAAAATTCAAGATCCTAAAATTAAAAATGAAATCACTCTTTTTTATAATTTCTTACATCCAGAAAATGACCAAAAATTTAAAAATGATACACAGTTTATTTATGACAAAAAAGGAAACGGTGATAACTTAGCTACATTTTTTATCAGTAATGAAAATATTGAAAAATCAAGTAAATTATTTACTCAATTAAATATAATTGAGAATAAAGGTAATTGGCTCACAAAAACTGATATTAAACATGAAATTGTTCAAGGTTATATTAAAATCGAAAATGACAATAATAATGTTGGAATTAAAAACACAAAATTAAAATTATCGGGCAATAATCGTTTTTTAAGTAAAAATGATGAAAATTTTTGGCAAGTAAATCATCCAAAAGATGTGGGAAAAACTAAACTATTAACTGATAATGAACAACTAAAAACATTATTACAAACTAAATTAAAATCATAAATATGAAAAAATTCACACAATATAATGAAGAAGTAGCAGCGATTCAATCGAATAATACTCAAAATTTACCAGCAAATACACAAAAAAGTGGTGAAAAAGACGAAAAAAGTGAAACCCCAGCTATTCAAAAAGGTGATAATTGTCAATATATTACAGAGGATTTAATTGTTTTGTTGAAAAATACACAATTAGCAAATAAAACTATTTCTGAAAGAATTCAAATTTTAGAAAATACACAACAACCTCAAACTAAATCAATACCACAGAATACACAGTCATCTCAAACTAAAGCAATACCCCAGAATACACAACAGACACAATAAAAAAAGCCACTCAATTTTTTGGTAGATGAAAAAACAACCGTTTTTTAACGGTTGTTTTTCAATAAACTTCATTTACCTAACATTTATCCTGAAACACCCAAATTCGTGTTATTTGTTTTCGTGAAAGTTTTGAAATCCTAATATTTGTCAAATCATACATATTTGGATAACTCATAGCCTCTTCGCTGTTTCTAAATAATTCAAAACCTTTTTTGAATTTTACCTTTTCGTCTATTGTAAGGCTATCCCACCATTCGACAGCTGCTTGTTCTCCTATTTTCATTTTCATTTTCATTTTTAGAAATATTTTAGAATTACATTATTTTAGATAATTTACCACACATTTCATATTCTTCGTTAGCAATAAATTCATCAAATTTTCCTTTTAAGTAACCTGCGTAGTAAGTGTTTAAGATAGAAACAAGTTTTTGAATTTTTTCTTCATCATTAATTCTGATATAAAATTCTAAAGTATCAAAGATTAAATCTGATTCGTAAATAAAACCTTCTATTAAAGAATTGTAAAAAGTTTCGTTTGAAGATAATTCCCAAGCAGCAAATGCTTCAGTTTCTTCTTTTGAACCATTCTCTGTATTAAGAATGTTTAACATTTGTGTTCTTAAGTCGTTATATTTGTCTGCTTTTGTCATAATTAGTTCGTTTTTATTATCTAATACAAAGATACAGCAAAATAGACAATAAAAAAAATTATTTTAATTAATATTTAATATTCTTTCGAGTTTTTCTTCTCTATCAACAATAATAATATCATCAGTAAACCTATGTGAAGAACCATCTTCCATTAGTGCAGAAAGACCAATATATTCAGAATATTCATCAACAACAAATAAATCAATTTCTTTTATCTTATAAAAATTGATTTTTGTATCTTGACCACAGATTCGGGTTCTAGTTGATTTCATTCTATATTTTTTATTACCAGAATTAAATTGTTTATCAGTAACGTTATTTGATTTTTTAACTTCAACTTCATAAGTCTCCATTATGTTTTTTACTGTTACTATTTTAACAGTTTTACCAATTAATTCTTTTTCTAGTATGGACTTTATCGTTACTTTCATATATTTTATTTTCTACAAAGATACAGCAAAATAAACAATAAAAAAAATCTATTTATAAGTACTCATTATTTTATATATAAATAAAATTCAATATAATTGAAATATGAAAAAATATTTAAAGTTTGTAAACGAAGATTTAGAAGAAACAAAAGAGAGAATTGCTGATCAAATGCAATCAAAGACAACAACCGATGAAGATAATGAAAAAATGGAATTGGATGAAAAACCAAACGAACAAATAACTCAAGATATTGAAAAGACTATTGAGAATTTTGAAAAACAAAAAATCATAATAAATAAAAAAATAGAAACATTCAACGATGAAATTTCTATAGCAGAAGATCCAGAAGTTGTTAAAGATTTAGAAGAAAAAGTTAAACAGTTAGAAGAAGAACTAAAAACATTTGATAATCTATTAAAAGATGCAACAAGTCAAAGAACAACATTAGAAGATACTCAAAAACAAGAATAATTAAATGGCAAGAGAATCAGATTTTATAGATAAGTTATCTGACTTTACGAAATCATTGGACAGTTTAGTAGAACTATTAAAAGAACAACAAAAAATTGGTCCTACTGAAGTTGTAAATAAATTGTTAGAAAACATTGATGGTGATGCTATTGCAACAATTGCAGCCAATATATCAGAAGTTAAAGAAAATACTATTCAAATAAATAAAAATGTAGAAAAAACATTAGAAGTTGTTAAGTCTATTAAGAAAGAACGTGAACAAGGGATGTTTGGTGAAATTAATAATAAGAAAAATCAATCATCAATCTTAGACGGAGTAAAAACTGTCATTCTTATTGCGGCTGGTGTTCTCGCTATTGGTATGGCTTTTAAGATTGTTGGTTCCGTTGATTTTTTCTCAGTAGTTGCATTAGGTATGGGTATAATGTTTGTAGCGAAAGCCTTTGCCACTGTTGCATCCGTAAAGGATGGAGATGGAAAACCTATCACATACAAAAGAGCATTGATGGTTAGTTTAATGCTTGTCACTATGTCTGCCGCTGTAATGATTGCTGGTATTTTCTTGAAAAAAATGCCAGTATTAGGTGTCATGGAATTATTATCCATTGTTGGTGTTGGCTTATCAATGGGATTAGCAACATTCTTCTTATTAAAAGCTGTTAGTAATTTAAGTCCTAAATCATTATTATTAGCACCACTCGTACCAATTTTAATACCTTTAATTGCTGCAGGAATTGTTTTAGGAGGATTTATTTTAACAAAAATGCCAATAGTTCCATTATCGAAAATAATTTCAGCATTAGGTGTAGGTATAGCATTAGTACCAATTGTAATAGCATTTGGATTTTTAGCAAAAGGTTTAAAAAATGCTAAGATGGAAGATATTATTATGTCTGCGGCAGCAATACCACTAATAGCACTTGGAATAACTGCTGCCAGTGTGATATTACAAGCCGTTGCTGATATTGATTTAATAAAAACCATAAAAGCTGGACTTGGTATTGGTATTGCAATATTAGCAATGGTACCAACAATTTACATTTTACAAAAAGCTGGTTTATTAAAACCAGCCGCACTAAAAGATTTAGCAATAGGAGCATTGGCAATTCCTTTAATTGCCACAGCTATTACAATATCTTCTTGGATATTCTCAATAGGAACATTTGAAAAATTTCCAAGTTTAGAATGGACTTTATCAGTTGGTTTAGCAATATTAATATTCTCTTTACCAGTAACAATAATCGGTGCTCTTATGGTTGCATCAGGTGGTGTCGGATATGCTGCATTGGCAGCGGGTATATTAGCTGTTCCTTTAATAGCACTTGCTATGGTTGCGGTATCTTATATATTACCTCTTGGTGATTATACTAAATTCCCATCATTAGAATGGACTGCATCTGTTGGTTTAGCATTAATACTTTTCTCTGCACCAGTTGTAGTTTTAGGTATGATTGCCATTACAGGAGTTGGTCTTATTGCATTAGGTTTTGGTATTCTTGCTGCAATGCTAATTGCACAAACAATTGTCGCAATTTCACATATATTACCTGACGGAAATTATAGTAAATTTCCTTCATTAGGATGGACTGCATCTGTTGGTTTGGCTATGATACTTTTTTCAGGACCTATATTGGTTTTAGGTATGATTGCCATTACAGGAGTTGGTCTTGTTGCTTTAGGACTAGGTATTCTTGCATCAATGTTGGTCGCACAAACAATTGTTGCAATTTCACATATATTACCAGAAGGTACTTATACTTATTATCCATCACTTAAATGGACTGCTTCTGTTGGTTTAGCTATGATACTTTTCGCAGCTTCAATGATAATATTAGGTACATTTGCAATAACGGGAGTTGGTCTTATTGCGTTAGGACTAGGTATATTTGCTTCAGCATTAGTTGCGACAGCAATTGTAGCAATCTCACATATATTACCTTTTGGTAATTATAGTGATAATTATCCATCATCTGAATGGACCGCATCTGTTGGTTTTGCTATGGCTACATTTGCTATACCAATGATAATATTAGGTGCGTTGGCTATTACAGGTGTTGGTTTAGCTGCGATAATATTGGGATTAGGTTTAACCGCATTACTTGCTGCAACAATTGTTGGAGTTTCACATATATTACCCGAAGGTAATTACAGTGATAGTTATCCTTCAACTGAATGGTCTACAAATGTTGGTTTTATAATGGCAGCATTTGCTGTGCCTATGTTGGCATTAGGTATGTTAGCAATAACACCAGTTGGTTTAGCTGCAATTATTGCAGGTTTAGGCGTGACTCTAGCAATTGCAGGAACAATAGTTGCCGTTTCTCTTATTTTACCAACAGGTAGATATAGTTCATATCCAAGTCTAGATTGGGCTGAAGGTGTTGCTGAATCTCTAACAGGTTTTGGTGATGCTGCATCAGACCTATTCTACTATGTTAGGAATCCAGCCCAAGCGGCACTATTTGCAATAGGTTTAGGTGCAATAGTAACAGTCGCATATGTAATTGCAGAAGTAGCTAATATACTCGCAGGAAGTTCATATTCAGAAGATTTAACAGTAGATTGGGCAAAAGGTGTTGCCGCAGCATTATCAACTTTTGCTGGTGGACTTGGTGAAGGTATATCAATTACAGAATCATGGAAAACTCTTATGCTTGTTCATATGATAGTAGATGCATCTAAAAAATTAAGTGAAATAAATAAAACAGATTCTTTCGAAAATACTGATAAATTAGCTAAAGCTATAAAATCTATATTGGAAGTTATACCAGATAAAGGTCAAGTAGATCCTATATGGGATTTAATAGAAGCCTTAGAAGCACTATCACACATAAGTTGGGGTGAATTAGGAACAATATTAATTATTGGTAAATCAATAGATTATTTATCAGAACAAATAGACAAAATAAATGCCGAAAAAGTTGATAGTTTAACAAAATTAGGAGTTGGTTTACAAATAATATCATTAGTTGATGAAGAAAAATTAAAATCAACTTTAGATGCAATTGAAGAAAAATCTAGTGCATTAAAAGAAATAACTGATGAAGGGTCTTTAATCAGAGGTATATTTGATAACATTGCTGTCAAATTATATGACAATTCAGCTGGTTCATATAATGAATCAACAACATCAGTAAAACCAAAAAGTAATGAAAAAGCTGGAACATTTGAAGAAGAATTATTAAAACATGTTAAAAATATAGATTCAAATATTGGTAAAATGAGTGGTATAACTGAAGAAGAAAGACAAGAAAAGTTATCAGGAAAAGACGTAGATGATCCAGGATGGTTATAATATTTAAAAATAAAACTAAACAATTTCGTTACAATAACCTACAATACAAAAAAACATTAATATGATGTTTAAGAAACGTATTAAAAAATGGAAATTGTTGAGGTTTTATATAAAAACACTCAAAACACACTCTCAGGATATAAGAAATTATTTTATTCAAAATTCGGCTAATTTTACTTATAAAATAATTGACATGGATTATGACTACGTATATAGATTTTATACAGTCATTAATATGCCACCAAATACAACCGAAAACATACAAAAATATGGATATCGTTATTTAGATAACGAAACAAAAAAGTTTATTTCAGAACTAAATAAACAATTTCAAAAATATGGATTATTAGAATTAGTCGGTTTATCAAAAGCTGACCAAATAAAAGAATCCAGTGTTCATATTGTAGTAGAATATAAATTATTAAAAACCACAAAAATTGCACGAAACATAATATTACTTATATTACTTTTACTACTCGGCGCATTATCTTTATTATTTTTCTTATAAATATTAAAACTTCATCAAATAAGTATTATATAACAATAAAATTAAATTATTAAATTATGGCAAAAAAGAAATTATCAAAGGAAGAAGTGTATATGGAATTGGAAGACGATATTATCGAATTTTTTAATGAAAGATTAGAAAATTATAGTCATCCAGTAGATATAAAATTTTATTTCCAAAAAAACATTAAGTTAAAACAACTTATAAAAATGTCTAAAATTCCAGATCAATACTCAGTGATTTTAGGTAAAGAAATACTTATTCAAGTAAATCCTGAATATTTCGATTCATTCAGCACAGATGAAGATAATATTAATGCAATATTATTCGACCAATGTATTGATTTATTAAATGTTAATCCAAATGATGGAACATATAAAATCGGAAAAACAAATTTTAAAGCATCAACTGGCATCATTGAAAAATTTACTTATGATAAAGTACAAAAAGCTATTGAAATGGAAAGATTGTATGAAGAACAAAAAAATGACCACGAATCTTAATTTGGTCACAATCTATTCAATATATAGATAAAAAAATAACACAAATAATATGTCAGAAGAATTAAATGATATGCAAGAATTTGCAATCGAACAAGAAGAAATACAAGAAAAAATGGAGACAATTGATCCATTAGAAGAATTAGTCAATCATGATTTTTCAAGTAATACAGAAATAAACTTGGATGAAAGTTATGAAATGATTCAACAATTAAAGAGAATTAGTAACGAAAGTAGAGCAAACGAAGCTGAAAATATTATTAATGAGATTTCTAGTATTTATATTGATCAAGAATATAAAAACAAATTAGATAAATCTATAAATAATCTTAAAGCATTTATTAAAAAATATGATGTCAATTGTGATGATGTTAAAAATTCAACTGAGTCTGAAAAAACAAGATTGTTCGCAATTGGTTCATTCTTAAATAAAAACATTACAATGTTAATTAATGATTTGAAATTTTCAATTCAATTATCAAGAGCAGAATATAAAATGATTGAAACAGCAGTATCAAGAAAATTATCATATGACGGTAATGATGTTTTCAATATCATTGACTTAAACGAAAAATATTTGAAAGAATGGAGACTTTTAGAAAAATCTTTACCAAAACAAGTACCATCATTCGTTGTTGATATAGATATTAAAAACGTAGTTATGTTATATCACTTCTTACAAAAACATACCGTTAAAGGAATAAGTGAAGAATTTTATATTTTTGCTAATGTATTACAAAAAATAGCAGATACTAATAGATTGTTTAACGCATACAATGTAGTTAAACAGAGATTGGATATTCAAGTTGGTGTTTGGACAGGAGCAATGGAAGCAATTGGCGCTGAAGTGGTAGAAATCAATGATGAAGAGATTTCTTAAAATTAAAATTTTTAGATTAAAAAAACCTCTATACTCTTTGAGCATAGAGGTTTTTCTTAAAAGACAATTTAACACATGAAAAACCCACACCAACAAGAAATAGACAAATATATAATTAAACCAGAAGATTTTTTTAATTTATCTGAAAATATACAAGACAAATTAACCTATAATTCTTGTCTACAATATATTCCTATTTGGGATAAATTGAACTATGAACATAAAATCCAAATTATAATGTTTAATCATACTTTTGATTATGTAGCTTTATGGGATAAATTAGGAACTGTTGAAAAACATAATGTTATTCAATACACATCTGGGTTTGATTGGAAAAAATATACACCAACACCAAATAAAGAAATATTAAATATTTTATTAACAAGAGAGGATTTCTTTGCTGATGATTTTTGGGATGATTTATCTTATGAAAATAAAGTTAGAGTTTGCAGTAAGCCAGATTTTGTATATGAAAAATATTGGGATAAATTGACAGATAATCAAAAAATTGAAATTATTAAAAGAAATGATGGGTTTAATCCAAAACCTTATTTCAAAGAACTTCAAAATACCGTAGTAGAAAATGAAAGTAGTTTTAAGGTCAATAAAAACGACACAAAAACTATGTTAGATATTTATTGTGAAAGGTGGAACAGTCAACATTATGATTCTATTTGGGATGATTTAGATGTTCAACAAAAAATGAATATAGCAATAAAAAATAATGATTTTGTAATTGGTCAAAAAACCAATGAACTTTTTGATTTATTTAAAAATTATCCATTCAAAATGTTAGATTTTGTGGAGAAAAGAATTTTACCAAAAACATATTTTAATGTTACTATAGATAATATTCGTATTGAAGATTTGAATATAGATAGTAAAGAACTATTTATTAAATTATTAAAATCTTTTCATATAATAATTTATGATAATAATTTCAGAACTGAAATAAAAGACGGAAATATCACAACAGTAACAATTGACAAAAATATAGCAAAATATGCACCATATTGTATTATTAAAATTAAAGATTCACAAAACGAAAATTTTAAATACACAAATATACCAATAAATAGAGGATACTATTTATATAATATACAAAATAACAAATATATAAGAATTGATGATTTTTCATATATTTTAAGAGAAACAAAACTTGAAAGATTGTTAAACAATAATGTTGAAATATAATATAAAAAAGAAAACTCAATGAAATTTACAGAAATAGAAAGAAAATTTCTTATCAATCCGACAAAAATTCCTTATGATTTAAACACAATCGGGTTTTATGACATAATACAAGGTTATGCGTCATCGACAAATTCAGATTTAAATTATAGACTTAGACAATCGGTAGATCACAACGGTGATATAATATATCATCAAACAATCAAAGGTAAAGGAACTAAAATTAAAACAGAAGTAGAAATTAAGTTATCAAAAGAACAATTCGATGTTATGTGGATTGTATGTGAAAATACAACTTTACAAAAAAGAAGATATAATGTTGATAATTATGATTTGGATCAATATAAGAACGATTTGGCACCTCTTTGGACAATTGAAGTAGAATTTGACACAATAGAAGAATGCGACTCATTTATAGTACCTAATTGGTTCGGAGAAGAAGTCACTGAAGATGTCAGATGGTCAAATCATAATATAGCAATAAATGGATTACCAGAAAAAATAATAATATAAAAAATGGAAAACAAACAAGAAAGAGCAGAACAGATATTAAAATATCCAGCACCTTATAAAACGAGAGGTTTTGAGGAGGTTGATAAAGAACACAAAATTTTTGATGATATTAAATTACCAACAAGAGGAAGTAAAGATTCCGCTGGATATGATTTATATTCTAATGAAGATGTTGACATATATCCTAATCAACAACATATTTTTTGGACAGATATAAAATCATACATGCTATCTGATGAAGTATTACAAATATATGTTAGAAGTTCTATAGGTATTAAAAAATCTTTAGTACTAGGAAATGGTACAGGAATTATAGATAGTGATTATTACAACAATCCTAAAAATGATGGCAATATTGCAATTTGTTTAAGAAATGAATCGGATATTGTACAACATATAATAAAAGGTGAAGCTATAGCACAAGGTATATTTTTGAAATATTATCTCGCTGATGATATAGAAACAGAAAACAAAAGAAATGGTGGTTTAGGTTCTACTAATTAAAAATTATGGTAATGGTAACAGGTTACACTATGGAAGATTGGTCTGAAAAAGACTATCTCAAAAGAAAACGTAAAGAAAAACGTAAACTAAGAAAGAAAAAATTACAGAGAATTTTTAATGGCAAAAAAGAAAAAGAAATGGGAACCAGACCAGATACAAAAACATGAACAAGTTCAGAAATGGGAACCTTTGATCAACAGCATGAATATATCAAATGATAAGAAAGAATGGTTAATGAAATATGCAAAATATCATAATATAGATAATAATTTTATTATTGATATACCAGAATCAACAACAACAACAACGACAACAACAACATTTGATGACTCAACAACATTTGATGACTTTACATTATTACCAATGGCTATGAAAGTCGCTGCAAAAACAATCAGTTTAGATTTAGTATCAGTAAAACCATTGTCTGGACCAACAGGAATGTTATGGGGAATTCCAGAAACAGAATCACAAAAAGCAGAAAGAATAAGAGAAGAACGTAGGAAAAAATTAGAAAGAATTTTTGGAAATGATGAAAATTTTATATAGAGAAAAAATAGAAAGTGTGGAACGTGATACTATGTTTGATTCATTTTTTACTAATATATTAAAACATCCTGACTTTTTAGATTTAGTTAAAATGGGTGACGAAATAATACCATTTATCATCAATGATATAAAAGATAATACATGTACATGGACACATATTCTTCTTTTACGTTATATAAATGAACACAAAAATCTGGATTATTCTACTATAGAGCCTGGTATATTTCGTAGTTCATCTGATTTTTGGTTGAACTGGTGGCAAACACAACAACGAGAAAATAAATTAAACAGAATATTAAAAGAAGACACTTAATGGTGTCTTTTTTCGTTTTATGATTTTAATATATAATATTAAAATATATCCGAAATTATATGGCAATGCTAAGACAATCAACATTGGATCAATTAAAAAGAATCAATGGTGAAATAAAAAAACAAGGTGGTATAACTGATAGAAAAAGTGATTCAGAAAAAGGATTACCAAACGGTTTATGGATTCACGACCCAGTAGATGCTGATAAATCTGGAAAGAGAAAAGTTGCTACTTATGACCAAATGTTTAGTGTTGATATTCCTGATGCAGACACAACAGTTAAAATGAAGAATGAAAAGGTTTATTACTATGATAAAAATGGAGTGTGGTTTAGTTCTAGTGATGGCTTCGATTTAGATGGTCATAAAAAGAGATTTGGAAACGATATTACATTTTCGGTTGATGGTGTCGAAGGACAATTTAATAATATTGAAGATTATAAAAAAGCTGTAAAAATGAATAAAACCGTTTTTACTTCTAAATCTTTAGATGAATTAGAAAAAGAAAGAGATGATGCAAAAAAACGAGTTATGATGAAAAGGAAAAATATCACAACAAATGAAAACACAGTAAAAATAAATGGTTTCGATTATTTTTATGATAATATAAAAAATAAATTATATTCAGATAAATCTAAAACAAATGAAATAGATGTTTATAAACAACTTACAAAAAATGAAAGAGAACAGTTACAAAATTGTATAAAATATAATAAGAATGAAAATATGAAATTAAACGAAGGTAAAATAAAACAAGCACTTCAAGATGCTATTGATGAATATTATTTAGAAGATAGTGCAGATGCAGTAAATACTATTTCAGAATTAACTGGCTTAAATTTTGATCAAGTAATAACTATATTAGATACATCTTCACAAGATAATGCTATGGAAAATATTATAAATCAAAAAGATATATTTCTTTCTACTTATCTAGATTATTACACAAAAAACGAAACGAAGAATATGAAAACTATTATTATGTCTTTTGAAAAAATGTTCGAAAACGGACCAAATGATACACCACAAGAAATCATGAAAAACATGAAAACTATTGCTAATTGGCATAGTGAAGATACTCCTAAAAAAGAAATGAATCAATTACTTATTGGTAAATACATAGACAATGGTAAAGTTAAAGGATATATTCAACGAATTGAAGGTGATATAGTATTTATTGATTCTATTATAGAACCATTAGGTTTAATGAAAATTAAACTAAAAGATGCCGTTAAAGGATATAAGACAGAAAAAGAAAAATCCGAATCTAATATGGCTATCGAAGGACCAAATAATAAATCTCTTGGTGGTGCACCAAAAATTGGAGGTGGCTTTTCACCAAAATTAGATGGTAAAGGTCAAGTTGTTGCAGATCAAAAGATTTCTAATAAAATCAATAAAGAAAAGACTATTAAAAAATTTACTGATATAAACGAAAGTTGGCAAGAAAAAGCTTTTTTAAGAAAAGAAAAATATTCTGTTTTATTAGATGAAATATTATCAACAATAAAAGAGAAATTTTCAACTTGGGAAAATAATAAAGAATATCATTATACACCTGAAACATATGATTTATTGCATGGTTTAATTACTCAATTAGGAAGATTTGATGAGGAAATATATGATATTTTTATGGAAAAACTCGAAGAAATAAATAATCAACAATAAATTTATGAAGAATTATAAAAACTTTAATAAGATATTCGAAAATATATTAACTGAATCTAAAATCAGTTATGATGATGCAGAAAAACTATTGGACAAAATGAAAAATGACCAAATTGAAATTGATTGGAAATCACCAGAAGATGCACCAAAGAAAAATCAAGAATGGATCAAAATGATGAAGGATAGATTTATTCACAATTTCGAAAACAGATTAAAAAGATATAAAGAAAAAGGTTATGATATTTATTTACCTGAATCTTTATATGATTATGAACACCCAATAACAGGAGAAATTTGTAGTTTCGTATTAACGAGTGATAAAATTACATTAGCATCATTGTCAAATAAACTAGAATGGGAAGAAATAGATACACCCGAATCATTAATAAAAGGTAATTATATTGATTTTGAATTAGATTTCCCAAGTGGTAAAGTTTGTTTATTAGGAGACAACATAAGAGATTTAATTGAAGAGGAATGGGGTGATTTTAAATATAGTAATAATTATTATGGAATTGAAGCAGATGCTTTAAAACATATCAATTATTTCTTAGAAAAAGGTTATTTCTTTGTCGCTGATGATTTTACACCAAGTTTATCAAAGAATGGTGATGAATACACATTATACAAATATGGTTATGATGATGAAAAAGATGAAGAAATCTTTTTACCAAACACTATTGAACAAAGTATTCATATTGATTCAGATCACACATTAGTCATAATAGATTCAGATTTACTTGATAAGAAATTGAAAGAAACAAATGAAGATTTTGATCAAGAAAATTATTTCAAATATTGTTTTGATGTTAAACCAGGCAAATATAATGTTAAATTTAATTGGAGATACAAAAAAGAAGATGGTATTCTTAAATATATAATAATGAAAAAAATATGAAAACATATACAGATTATATAAAAGAAAATGAAGAACAAAAACCTGAAGAAAAATTAAAAATAATTGAACTATCTTACTTCGATTTTATTAATTTATGTAATACATATAAAGCAATTGATCATAAAGATAAATATGGCTTTACTATTTGTGACATAATTAAACAAGTAAAAGATAATCCAGACACATTTTCAACCAAATCAAATAAATATCATTTCTTAGCAGCAATCAAAAATAATGAACTGTTAGGTATTTTCTATAAACAACTTATTGGTAACCCAGAAACATATGACTTGGGATATATCATTTCAAAAGGCGCAGGACAAGAATTATTTTATGAAATGAGAAAATTAGGTTCTTATACAACATTCTCAAATATAAGTAACATAAAAAGCATGAAATCACAACTAAAAACAGGTGGAGAAATAATTTATGTTTGTGATAATTCACCAGACAAATCTAATGGTTCATATAATAAAGAACTTTCTGATAATATTAAAGAACTTATGATAGATGAAAAACTATATTATAAAGATGGTGATGATAAATTTTTCTTTTTTGACGATAAAGAAAATTTCAAAATGAAAGAACTTAAAGAATTCTTAATAACACATGATAGAATCGAATTAGTAGATAAAAATAAAATTGGTGATAAAGTCAAAGTATATTTCCTCTTTAAGAAAATTTAAACCACAATAAGTGGTTTTTTATTTTTACACCAAAATTAAAACATAATTAAAACATGTTACTATAAATCATGTTATTATCCGAAAGGACAAAAAATAATTTTATGCCTTATCTTAGTAGATTACGAATACAAAAACTCCAATCTTATTTGCAGTTACATCGACAAAACTGGTAATATTAAAATGAAATATTATCGTTGGTCTCCAACAAAATACATTGCAACATCAATGGATGATCCAGAACGTGATGGAAAACATGTTACTTGGGATGGAAGACCTGTAAAATCAATTTATACAAAATATCCTAATAAATATGCTGTCTATGATTTCTTAGACACATTACCAGAAGAAGAACAAGAATTGTTGTTTGGTTACCATGAACCAAATATCTATTTCATCGATATTGAAAATGAAATACTTGAGAAAAAACCACAACCGCACCTAGCAGAAAGTAAAGTGTTATCTATTTCTATCATCACCAAAGATAAATGCTTAGTTATTGGTATTGATCCTTTAACTAATAAAGAACAGAGAGCAATACAAAATGACATCAATACCGAATATGGCTCCATGTTTGAAAGAGAGTGGGTTTTTAAGTATGTTCAATATAAATCTGAATATGATATGCTTTTTAATTTCTTTAAAACTTTCGTGCCTAAAATGCCTGTTATGACTGGTTGGAATTTCAAACATTACGATTGGGTTTTCTTAGTAAATAGAGCAAGAATTTTAGGTATAGATCCCACATTATCATCTTTCACAGGTAAACTTATTGAAGAAAATCAAAATGATCCGAGAAATTATTGCGAATTGCCTGCACATAGAATAATTATTGATTATATGGAGATATTTGATAAATGGGACACATCCATTAAAGTAAAAGAATCCATGGCTCTCGATTTTGTTGCGAGTAAAGTATTGAAAGTCAAGAAAGTAAATTATGAAGGTAACTTGAAAATACTATATGAAACAGATTTCAAGAAGTTTATTTATTATAATGCGGTTGATAGTATATTAGTTCAAATGATACACGAAAAATCAAAACTTGCTGATATTCTCTATGGTATTGCTACTCTAAGTAGAACAAATGTGACAAAAGCATTATCCACTCTTTCAATCACTGAAGGTATTCTTAGGAAAAAACTTAGAGACCAAAAAAATATTGTTCTCGTTAAAAACGAAGACCATGGTGCGACATCATCTGTAAAAGGCGGTTGGGTAAAAGAACCTGTTAGAGGTATGGCTACTTGGACTTGTTGTTATGACTTTGCATCACTATATCCAACAACAATGAGACAATTTAATATTTCTGCGGATAGTTATAAAGGTCAGAAAATTAAAGGTCAAAATGCCGCATTATTTAATGGTTATCAAGTAGAATTAGAAGAAGATGATATTATAACAAAAAACGGCTCAGTATTTAGAAATGAAATAGGTGTTGTAACCCAAGTAATGGGTGAAGTATATGCCGATAGAAAAGCATATAAAAAGAAAATGATGGACAAAAACATCGAATTAGATCTTTTAACCAGAGAATTAAAAGAATTAGAAGATAGCCTAATATAAAACTTAAATTTATGGAAATATTTAATAACGCAAAAAATTACATATTAGAAAATAATATAACAGAAAATTCATATCATAATAACTCACACATGATTGATGTGTTTAATAATTCTATAGCATTGTTTAATTTATATAAAGATGCTTATAAATTAGATTTAAAAGATGAACTCTGTTTAGGATTAGCATCATTATTTCATGATTTTAACCATTCTGGTGGTAAATTAAAAGATATTGAAAATATTGAAAATTCATTAAATGGTCTATTAAAATATCTAAAAACTATAAACAAATTAGAATTGTTTGATGATATAAAATCTATTATATTGGCTACTGAATTTCCACATAAAGATATTGAATTAAGTATATTACAAAAAATTATTAGAGATGCAGATACAATGGGTGGAATAAAAGATAATTGGATAGTCGTTGTTGAATCATTGGCAAAAGAATATGGCAAAACATTAAAAGATTTTATTCCATCACAAATAACATTTTTAGAAAATGCTAATTTTAATACTGAATACTGTAACGAATTACTAAATAAAAATAAAAATAATATTATTAACGAATTAAAAGAATTAGAAGATAATATAAAAAATAATTAAAAACTATGAATCCAAACCAACAAGTCACAATGGAAATGATGAAAAATGCAACTGAACTTAAATGTGAAGATTGTCAAAATAATACATTTGAAGAAGTATTAAAAATTAGAAAACTTTCTAAATTATTTACTGGACAACCAAAAGATACTTTAATACCAATTCCTATGTTTGCTTGTAAAAAATGTGGTCATATCAATAAAGACTTTGATGTTGATACTATGTAAGAAAAAAAGAGAAATTTATTTTCTCTTTTTTTATTCTATTATTTTATGAATTTTTTCAGCCAATTTTATCTCAGCAATTTCTAAATCAAAGAATCTAGCAGAATCAACTTCCCATAATTGTAATTTATCTCTTGGTACTTCGTATTTAGAATCAAAGTATTCTTCAAATTCTTCATCAGATAAATAATAAGTATAATACATATAATGTTTAATTCCCCTATACTCTGGTATATTATCTTTTTTAATACCAACAAATGCTTCCTTTTCTTCCAAACCATCTAAGAAATCAGGTGGTAAATTTATATCTAATTCTTCAGATACTTCTCTAATTGCTGCCTCCATATGATTTTCACCATCATCAACTTTACCCTTTGGATAAGACCATATATTTTCATCATCTTCTATTGGTGCGCCAGGATCTTGTCTATTTGTTGGATGTACTAATAATACTTTATTATTATACCAAAATACTATTCCAACAGAATAATATTCATTCATCTTCGTAGATTCTAAAAAACTTTTAATATATTTCATACATTATATATTAATTTTTTTTGCATAAAAAAAGAGAACCGAAGTTCTCTTTATCTTATATTTTATCTAAAAAAGGTTTAATAATTGTATTATAACAAAAATCTAAATATGCTCTCGCTACATTTTCATCTTTAATATAAGTGTAACAAAAATCTCTTGTTACATCTAAATCTAATTCAGAATAATGTTCAAAATTTGTTTTTATATATTGTTCAACATCACCTTCAATAAAAGATTGTAATTGATGTCCGACACAATAAAGACCATCTTCATCTTTACTTTCTTCTAATTCTTTTTCAATGTCATACTCAGAGTATATATTTTTCATATATGTCCAATGTTCTACATAGGCTATATATTCTGAAATATTTTGCTTCATTTTTATAAGAGAATCTATACCAAGTAACTTTTTATGTTCTCCCATAGAAAACTCTATTCCGTCTAAACCTTTATTTTCTGTGTATAATGTTATGTCTTTCATAATTTTCTTTTTAAATATTTATACAAATATAAGCAAAATTATGAAATAAAAAAAATTATCTTTTAATATAATCGTATATTTTATTATTTTCTAAAAAAAGATTTCGTAATTTTTTCGTTTCTGTTTTTGTTTTACCTAAAACATAGACATATTTATGTTTTTTTGTTGTGTTCCTAACTAAACAATTTTTCAATCTATTTTTTGATTCTGTTTTCAATATATTTTCAATTTCAGTTGGTATC